GCCTCGGAACACTCGCGCTCGAGGCCGGCTTCGCGCCAGTCGCCGGTGATGGCCGCCGACAGGGCGCGGCCGAAGGAGTAGCGCTTGATTTCCTTCTTCGTCATGCCGAGCGAGATCGCGCTGGTGTCGGTGTAGCCCGATGCCATGCGCTCGAAAATCAGGTCCTTGAACTGGTCGATCGACTTGCCGCTGCGAACCGCATCGGGGCCGTCGTTGGGCTTCAGGTACTTGCCGTACTTTTCGGCAAGCGAGGCAATGCCGTCACGGCGCTCGATTTCGAGTTCGGCCGGCGTCTTTTGGGTGATATCCATCTTGGTGTCCTTCACGATGAAGATTTGGGGAAGTGCGGGGGGGGGCGCTGCAGGGGGCGGAACGGTCTCGACGCCAGCCGAGCGGCCGATTCCAACGGTGACATCTGCCGGGATAGGCACGATGGAGGCCTCGAAAGGGCACCAGCGTGTGACCAGGTAGGTGTCGGGCGCGTCGCCGGCATCGCGGATGGCCGCCTGGCCACTGCGCTGCCACGATTCGCCGAATTTGGCGCGCTGCTCCGCGGCGAACTGGTCGCCGGTGAGCGTGCGCTTGCGGAGGTAACTGCGGTTGCCGTAGACCACGGCGTCGGCCAGGGCCTCATCCGGGGCCGGCGTCAGCTCGACGATCTCATCGACGAAGTATCCGACGCTGACGAGCTGGCGGATGCCGTCCTGCACGTCCTGCAGGATCTCTTGTGCGGCGGCGGCCCGGCTGAACTTTGCGGCGCAGCGGAGTTTCTTGTCTTCGCCGATCACCGGGTCGAGGATCACCCCGATCTGGTCTTCGGTGCAGTGATTCAGCAGCAGCGGGTGGGTGTTGTCGGCCAGACGAGACAGATCGACGGCGGTCGCATCGTGGCTCAGGATTTCGATGCCGAACCAGCGCTCATACGGCGTTTCACTTGAAATCGCCATCTCGACCACGCCATCGGCAGCGGCCCGCGTGGCGGAAATCTTGAAACTTCGGTCAAAGCGGATCGGCATCGCGGAACCTCGCACGGAATGCGTGCAGGATGCCGGGGAGTGATGCTCAAGTTAAGGCAAAAAATGTCCGCGCGGATGAAAAAAGCCGCCCGGAGGCGGCTTAATGGGTTGCGATGGTTTCGCGAAGGTTCATAGCGCGATACCTCTTCCGTTGATCGTTCCGATAAGCGCATTGTCGTAACGTATCCACGCATCAGAGATCACCTTTCCTGATAGCGTAGTACCAACCCATTTCAGCGCATCTGCGTTTTCAATATTTGCCTCGGGGTCTCCGATGTATTCATTCGTGTGGTCAAAACCAATCGCGGCGGTCCATCCACGCGCCGCCAAGTAGGTCATTACCCGCTTGATAATTTGCGCCTGATTTGCTCGATTCGCTTGGTTCAGGTAAAAACTGAATGTCGGCTGAAACCCCACTTCCGAAGCGATCTTCTTTACGCCTGATTTTCCACGGGCGGCCAGAATCGTATCGAGTGAATCCAACCTGCTCGGCAACGAATAGGATCGGTACTGAATGCTCACCGGCTCCAATTCGTAGCAGTAGAAGTGATATGCCAGCGCCTCCCCATAGGCAAGGCCTCCAGCATCAAGGAACTGCGTCAGCCACTCCGTCTCGCCGTGGTCTGAGCCATCAAGGAAGTCAGGCCACATGACCGTGATGTTTGGGTCTGCCGCTTTCACTGCTGCGTACCCGGCTTGCTGCATCGCTACCAGATCGGCGTTCGAGCCGAAGAAGTAGTTGACGGCATTCTGCTGGCTCGCCGTCCAGTATCGCGTTGCGTCTCCGACCTTCTGGACTGTTTCCGTGTTGCCAAACGGGGTTGCAACGGTTGTCGAGGCGAGCAGGCGCACGGTCAGCACCGTGCCATCATTCGTGACGACAGTTCCGGTTGCTCCGCTGGTCTGCCCTATGACGGAATCCCCCGCTGCCAATGGCGTCACAGACTGCGCTGCTACCCTGCGAAATTGCACGACAGGAAGCATTCCTGGCTTGGGTTCGTTGGCGAAAGATATATACTTGATCGGCGTCCCGGCTGCTTTGTATCTAGCTACCAATGTCGACACGAACGTCGAGAATGCCGACAAATCTGGAGTGCATGGGGTCAGCCCATACTGATCGACCACTGTTGTCCATGTTGCGCCGCTGCCCTGGTGAAACGCCGGCGTGCCGTGGCATTGATAGTAGATGTCCTGACCTAACCCGTAGAAATACCCTATGCGAGCGTCGAGGCGGGCCCAGTCCCATACTCCAGCCGATGTCTCAAGGTACGGCCAGAAGCATTTGAGCGTCTGCGTGCGCCACAGTTTAGGGGTATATGTCGGAACGCTGGCCCCAAAACTAGGAGAGCCATCACCGGCGAAGATGGACTCGTCGTAGTGCATGCCGACGAACTTGGCTGGAACCGTGACCGTGGGAAGCATGCTCATTCCACTCCCGTTACTGGATGAGCCTAGAAAAAAACCGGGCAATCAAACAACCCACTGCGGCGGCGAGCATTGTCAAGCGCAACAAGCTCAACGAAATTGCTTGGCAGTCCCTTTCCGTAAAACTTCAGCATCTGAAACCCCGCGAACTTTGCGGCGTAAGAATTCGCTGTCGCAACCTTGCCGAGCGCAAATACATCTGTGATGATGTCTGTATTAAGCACGGTGGCGGCTGTCTGCGGGCTCAGGTTTGTGGCAGTGCCATCTACATAACTGTACAGCTTCTTTGTCGGCGCATCCCATGCCATCAGGATGCGATGGTCAGCCCCCCCCGTGACCACTGATGTCGTGTATGTGCCGGCAAAAGGCGACGAGGCGTTGACTCGCACACGAAAACCAACATTTCCCGACGCATCAAGCACGGCTTGAAAATTCGGATTTGTTGCGGAACTCGCGCCCACTGTTCCCATCAAGCCCTGGCTGATTGTCGGCGCATTGACCGTCACAGCGCAGATAAACGAATCGCTATACAGGTTCAGATTCACCGCTGCATTCGGAATGTGCAGCGACGCATCAACGGCAGCTTCCGATGTGTAGTATCCGGCGTTCGCCCAGGGCACCGTCGAATTCACCCCATAAGCGCACACGACAGCATTATCCGAATAATCGGTAGGAAGTACCTCGATAGCGCCGGACTGATTCAGCAAAAGGTTGATGGACGCGTAAGCCCGCCCGTTCAGGCTCGGCAGCCCAGCATATTCACTACCAACAGATAACTTCTTGCCTCCCGTAACAGCATCAGTCGTCGCCACAACAACAGGCGCGCGAAGGCTGTCGCTTTGCGGTTTCAACACGCCCACCACTTCGCCCGCCGCGTTGGTCGCGGCTTTTAACTCATTTCCCCAGTTTGGGTTCAGACGCTCATCAGCCACTCCTGTTCCTCCTTACGTGATTGGTACGGTCCGCGGCACGGAAGGTGCCGATGGCACCAGATTGGCGGCTTTTATGGCCTCATCCTCCTGCGCCAGCTCGTCGAGGATGTCGTCGAATTCCTCGCCCTGCTCGGCGGCCAGCCGGGTGCGACTGGTCAGCCGGTTGTTGAGCTGCTTTTCGTTCGCTTCCGCCTCCTTCAGCGGATCGACCCACGACCAGCGGCGCCCCTGGAAGCGCGACGCCTGGCGGAACTTGTCGAGCTTGTCTGCCGGCAGCGATTTGCCGGAAATATCGAACGTGATCGACCCGGTAAGCAGCGCCAGGGCGAGCCATTCTTCATAGATCGGCACGCAGAACGACTCGATAAACCAGTCCTGCAGGTACATCCATGCCTCGCGTTCGGCCAGCTCGGCGATGCGGGCGCTGGAATAGTTCACTTCCGTCATGTCGCCCGTCAGGTTGTGCGCGGCGATGTCGAAGCCGGCCGCCAGGCCGCGCAGGCAGGCCTTGAGGAACGACTCGAAATTCTGGTGCGGATAGTCCGGGTTCCACGAATTGAGCTTGTAGCCCGGCGGCAGCTCGAACATCTCGCCGGCCTCGACACTCATCGACAGGCCCGCCGATGTCTTGGCGTCGGCCATCCCCATGGCTGCATCTGGCGCATCGTCGGCGCGCTCCAGCGTGGCGATCTTGCTGGCGCCGATATGCGCCGCGATCACTGCGGATTCCTCGAATTTGTGAATGATCGAGCCGCGCAGGATCACCGCGTGGAACCAGGTCACGCCGCGGACCTGTTCGGCGCGCTCGGTCAGGAACACGTGCAGGACCTCGGACACCGGCACACGCTCGACCCCGGCGGTCTGCGTCATGTAGTGCTCGCCGGGGTGCGATGTTTTGATGTAGTAGGCGACGGCCCGCCCGGTGCCATCGATCTCGACGCCCTGGCGCACCGTCGCGCCGTTGGCAAGGCGCTGGTTCAGGGTATCGTCGAGGCGGTCGGCCTCGAGCAGTTGCAGGGCCATGCCATACGGCAACCGGCGATTGCGCACGATGCGCACCAGGCCCTCGCCGTCGCGCGCCACCCCTTTGATCAGGGTCCGCATCATCTGGTACAGGCTGCGGTGCCGGCCAGAGAGGTCGGCAGTCTTGCCCCAGCGGTCCCAGTGGATCTCGATGGCGTCGTTCGCGGATTTGTCCAGCGTGGTGGGCTTGTTCGGGTCGCGCGCGTCCTTCATCGCCCGCACCTGCAGCTTGGGATTGCGCCGCCCGACGACGTTGGTGGCCACCAGGCTGAGAAACCGCTTGCCGTGTTCGTTGTTCGCCGCCAGCGCGCGCGCACGGGATCGCATGATCGGCAGCGCCATGTCGTTGTCGGCGTTGATCGAACCGGACCAGTTCGCCAGCGACGATGTCAGCCGGGAAATCTGCCCCCCGGCGAAGCCGCCGGCAGCGCCGGATCCGTACACGGCGGCGAATGGCTCGCCGCGCTTTGCCGTGCTCCCCGGCACCAGGGCACGCCAGGCGGCGCGCAGGCGTTCTGCGATGGTCGTCATATCCTGAACTGGATCCGGCGGCCGGTGCCAAGGCCGTTGGCGATGGCCTCGGCGGCTGCCTGGCTGTCGACTTCTGCCTTGTAGTGCTGGCGAAATTTCAGCAGGTCGGCGATCGGCATGCGCCTCAGCCGCCGCCCGGCGATCTCGTATTCCTGCTGGTCTTTGCTGGCGCGGCCTTCGATCATGGCTTCGATGGCGTCGAGGACAGTGCGCGCGTGCGTGCGATCGTCGAAGGCGGCCGCCGCGGTGCCGTTGCGGTAATCCGGATCCAGCGTGGCGGTGCCGGTGTCGACGGTGTATTTTTCCGAGCTGCCACCCTCGACCCAGGCCATCCACGAATACGCGCCGGCCGTATAGGCGGCGGTGGTGGCGGCCGCTACGGTGATGCTGTAGTCGGTTCCGGCTGTGGATGCGGTGATCTCGAAGCCGCCGGCGGCGGACTTGAAGCGATACTTGAGCGTCCAGGACGTGGCCGGATAATCGGCCAAGGTCTTGGTCCACTTCCATGTGTCACCGATGCGCAGCGCGCTGGGCTCGGTCGTGGGGATATCGGCGGACAAAAGGGGCTCCCAGCAAGGGTGCACGCAGCATGCCGGGGTTCGCCGCCCGAGTTAAGGCAAAAAATGTCCCGTCAATCAGGCCGGTTTCGGCAGCAGCAGCAGGTAGCCCTGATCACGCAGGATCACCTTCGCATCGTGCGTCGCCGCGAACATCTCGCGGATCCAGTCGGCGCCGCCTGGTGTCGGCGTGCCCGGCGCGTCTTTCGGCAGCGGGCCGTCTTCCCACTCGCCGGTCTCATAGATCCGCAGATCATCGATCAGCACGATGTCGCGCCCCTGGCGATGGCGGGCGATCTGCTCCAGCTCGCGGCGCAGCGGCAGGCGATCGTCTTCCGGGATCGCCGCATCGTAGTCCGCCAGGCCGAAGCCGGCGCCGGGATAGTGGGCGTCGAGGAAGATGAAGGCCGGCGGAAGATCGCTGGCGGCGAACAGGCGCATGAACAGGCCGGATTCCATCCGCAGCACGTTGATGCGCGGATCATCGTTGAAGCGGCAGACCGCGCCGGCGGCCAGCAGCGGCTCGATCTCGCACGACAGCAGGTGCTTGAACTGCGGCCGCGTCGCGGCATAGGCCAGCGAATCACCGCGCGCGGTGCCGGTTTCGACGAAGGTCTCTATGCCGTAAGCGGTGGTGAACTCGTCGAGGCGGAAGCGCATCAGCGAGCCCATCATCTGCCCCTTAGCACGCGCCGAACATGGCGCACCGATGTGCCGGTGGCCAGGGCCATGTCGACGGTCTTCATGTGCTGGAGCTTGGCCAGTTGCACCGCCCGGGCCTGCTTGGGATACCCGGCGATGTAGGGTCGCTCGCCGGCGAAGGTGGTGCGCACGGCAATTTCGACGTTGGTGCCGGCTTCCGCCAGGCTGCGGCCGCCCCCCAGCTCGCGCTCGAACTGGTCACGGATGAATCGGATTATCTCTGTCATGGTTGCCCCTTTGCGTTGTCGCTTCATGCCATCCCGCCAATGCGGCCGATGCGCCGCGCGATGCTCCGTGGCGCCGGCGCCTCCCCGGCGGCGATCCGCGCGGCGACGGCGGCGCGCTGCGCCGGGTCGATCTTCGACAGCCGAAACCCGGCCAGCGCCAGTTTCCAGCAGTCATAGGCCTCGTTGCGTACACGCGTCTGCACCCATTCGCGCAGCAGCTTGCCGCGGTGGGTCTTCTCCACCAGGCGGTTGCTGGTGAGCTGCGCGAAAAATTCATCGTCGAACGCCGGCTCGTTGGCGGGGAAGTGGATATACCCAGGCCGCGGCTGGCCGACTTTGTCACCCTGCGCGCCGGGTTCCAGCTTCAGCCGCTGGGTGATCAGCGCCTTGGCCGCTTCGTCGCCGACGAGGAAGGGCGAAAACCCCTTCTTGCGGCGCTTGCGCAGCCGCCGCTTGCGGTCATCGTCGGATTCGATCAGGGTCTTGCCGCGCCCTTCGATGCCCTTGCAGGGAAACAGCCACGGCCGCCGCGCGGCGAAAGCCAGCACCTGGTCGGTGTTGTATCCGGTGTCGATTGCGCCGCAGTCCGGGCCGATGGCCTCCAGCTCGGCGGCAAGCTCCGCCCAAGGATCGGTTCCTGCCGTGTCGCCGGCGACGATCAGGTGATCGATCGCCCAGGCTTCCTCGCCGGGGCCAAACTCGTAGACGCTGATTTCGATGCGGTCCTTCTGCACGTCAATACCGATGGCGCGCACGCGGACGCCGTGGGCTTCGGTGTCGTAGCCCTCTAGGCGCGTCATGATCGACAGCGGGTCGACTTCCTCGCCGCGCTCTACCCAGGGCTCGCCCAGGTTGGTGTTGATCCATGCCCGCAGCGTCGAGGTATTGTCCTGCGCCGCCAGCCAGCCGCGCACCAGGTCCGCCCAGCTCGGGCCCAGCCCGATCGGCGCGTACAGCGCGCTGATGTGGTAGCCGCGCATCGGCCGATCCGGGTGCCGGGCGATCCACACCCCGCCGGCCAGCATTGCCGGCTTGTGGTGCTCGCCGATCTCGGCGCCGCATTCGCGGCAGACGTAGCGCACATTCGCCACCGTGCTGCGGGCGCCCTCCGCGCCCGGCAGCACGGTCCACTTGATGCCGTGCGGCGCGTCCGGCCCGCCCCACTCCAGCGGCTGGCGTTCGCCGCAGTGCGGGCAGGGCACGTGGTAGCGGCGCTGGTCGCTCTTGCCGTACTGGCGATCGATCAGCCCGCCCGCCACCGTCGGCGTCGAGATATACATCCGCGTCGCGCGCGGAAAGGCCTTGGTGCGCCCCTCGGCCAGCGTAATGATGTCGCCTTCCTCGCCGACTTCCTCCGGGAAGCGGTCGAGATCGTCGAGGATCAACAGCCGCACGGACTTTTGCGCGTAGCTGTTGGGCGAATTGCCGCCAGCGAGGAACAGCACCCCGCCGGGGAAGTCGATCAGATCCTGCCGGTTCGCCGCATCGCGCGCCCGCACGCCGCCAAGCACCGCGCGCACCACGTCGGTTTCCTGCAGCAGCGGGTTGAGCTTCTGCA